TCAAAGAACACACGCTGCCGAATGAAATCATCAGTGCGACATACGCACCTCGTGATATCTGGTCACGGTCAAAGGACACAGGCCGGTCAATGGCAGAGACGTTCATGCAGAACAACATCCCATTGATTCAGGCAGACAATTCCCGTGTGCAGGGCCACATGTTGATGAAAGAAGCAATGGCACCTATCCCGCTCCGAGATCCGAAAGTCAAAGCAATGTTTGAAGCCCGTGAGATGGAGGTACCGAAAGAACTTCCGGGGCTGATGATTTTTGATAACTGCGAGAAAGTGATATCCGATATCCGTGATATTCAGGCAGATGAGAAGAATCCGAACGACTGTGCGAAAGACCCGCACGAAGTAACACATAACCCTGATATGGTCAGGTACTTTGTGATAAGCAGAATGTCTCCGGCAGAGAGGCCACAGGAAAAGTACGAAGATCCTTTCGCTGAATTTGAGGAGGAACCGCAGATGGACTATGTGTCCTACATGACAGGCGGCGAAATCACACAAAGCTACATAGGAGCGTGACATGGCAGTATCAGACAGAGGCCCTAAACCTGCATATCCAGACCCGAAGGTTCTGAAGAAAAAGATAGATGAGTATTTCGACCAGTGTTCTGACCCGAACGTGCGGCAGTTCCCGGACTTCGCCGGCATGAGGCTTTTCCTCAGACTACGGAAGAAAGATGTAGAAGACCTTTGCTCACCGGAAGTCAACGGTGATAAGGCATACGAGTATCAGGAGATATTCGATTATGCGAGAGACAGACGGGAAAGCATACTTGTGCGTCAGCTAGTGACACAGCCGAAACTGGCACAGGGAATCCGTTTAGCACTGGCAATGCCGGAGAACGGCGGGTACTCAGACAAGGCCGCTGAGAATCAGGATCGGAAAGTCCATATTAAAGTTTCTGAGAAAGACGAGGAGTTATTCAAATGATTTATGTAGTGGTTGCTGTAGCAGTTCTCATGGCAGTGTGCACTGTAGCATTCAGTTTCCAGCTGATGCAGATGAAGAAACTTCTCGATGTACAGATGCGACACGCAGAGAAAACCGACGAGCATATCGCATCACTGGTGACAGTGGTAGCTGATTTACAGAAAGAGCCGGAAGATGTGACGGCACGAATTGAGAATTACATCAATGAAGCCCGTGAGAAGGTATTCACTCAGTGGGTAGACGATGTTGTGAATTATGACCCTTACAATAAGGAGAGTAAATGATGGACGAAAAAACCAGAAAAGAGTACGACGATTCTTGGGATGATGTCGGTACTGAGGATGAAAGGCTAATTGGCCTGTTCAAGGGGCGAAAACATCCAAACCCAAGGATTACCTGGGAGATGTACCAAAAAGGACTTGGTTTTAACAACCAGATCAACTTGGACGATACTGTCCGGGTTAATGAGAATTTCTTCATCGGTAAAGCCGCTTAGTTTGCCGATGTAAAACCCCTGAAAAAACCTGGAAACCTAAACGAGAAAAAACATCTAATGGAGGATGCATATGATTAACTTAGTTGGCGAAAAATACGGCAGACTGACTGTCATTGAGTTTGTGAAACTGGAAAACCACAAGACATATTGGAAATGCTTATGTGACTGTGGATTGACGGTAATTGCAAAAGGAAACAACCTGCGAAGCGGAAACACGAAATCATGCGGATGCTTGCGGCGGGAAATGACAGCAGAGAGAGGCAAAGCTAACACGAAGCACGGTGAGAGCCACGACAACAGGTCAAGGCTGTACACAATCTGGTGCGGAATGCGGCAGAGATGCAACAATCCGAACAGAGATGCTTATCCACTGTATGGTGGGAAGGGTGTGAAACTTTGCAAAGAATGGGAAGACTATCCTGTGTTCAAGGAGTGGGCAGAATTCAACGGATATGCAGACAGCTTGTGCATTGACAGGATAGACCCGGACAAGGGATATACTCCTGAGAACTGCCGATGGATAACGGTAAGTGAGAACACGGCAAGGGCCAACAAGAATCATACAACTCGCAAGGTAATCAGAGGTGAAGGCTGTTAGGAATAGCAGCCAGCCGCAACGCATAGTGGTACGACCAGACCGGTTATGAACCACCACGAGGCAGGGGCACTCGTCTGAGTGAAAAGATATGCTGACCTCATGGGAAACCATGAGAACTATGGGATAAAAAGCCTGTAGGGTAACAGATTGAAACAGTGGGAAGGTGTTTCGTCCAACAACCTGCCGACACCGCAGATTAACATTCTGAAGAGAACTGGTATGTTCACGATTGCCACAACGGTAAGTGACAATGTGAAAGTGACTGCCTCTCCCCTTGCGAACACTGTCGGAACAACGGGATATAAAGACCTCATCCGTTATGTGAATGATGAGTTTGAGGCAATCTTTGAACGGAACAAGATTCCGTCTTTGGTAAGGGAATTTGCCCGTGATGCAGCTGTAGACGGTGACGGATGTATTTACACATACTGGGATGCCGATGCAGAAACCGGGCAGAAAATAAACAACACCGAAATCAAAGGACAGATTCGGTGTGAGACGATTGATAATACGAGGGTATTCTTTGGGAATCCCTCAGATGTTCATGTAGAGTCACAGCCCTGGATCATCATTGCCAAGAGGATTCCTGAGAGGAATGCCCGTCTGATGGCAAAGAACAACGGTTCCGCTGACTGGCGAAACATCACGGCAGCACCGGAAGATTCCAATGTAGTGGATGAAGTAAAGTGGAACGATGACCTCGTGACGATTCTCCACCTTTTCTGGAGAGATGATGAGACAGAGGAAATCTGGACATACTGCTGTGCTGAAAAGGCAGAGATAGAAGAGGCGAAGAGCCTCGGCATCAAGCACTACCCTATTGTGTGGCTGTGCTGGGATACAATTAAAGATTGCTATCATGGGCAGGCTATGATGACGGGTCTGATTCCGAATCAAATAGCAATTAACAAGACTCATGCACTGACAGAAGTCAGCATGATGAACATGGCGTTTCCATCCAAGATTTACGATAAAACCCGGATTGGGAAAATCACGAATCAGGTAGGTGCTGCTTATGGTGTAAATGGTTCAGTAGACAATGCCATGAAGGTAGTCGAGGGAGCAAACATCTCACCGCAGGTTTTCCAGTACATTCAGAGCCTCATCGATCAGACGCAGTCTTCCCTTGGTGCGACGGATGTTGCGCTTGGTGATACCAGGCCGGACAACACTTCCGCAATCATTGCTCTACAGAGAGCAGCATCGACTCCGTCTGAATTGACGAAGCAGAATATCTACTCTGCGATAGAAGACCTGGCGAGGATCTTCCTCGACTTCATGGGTGAGTTCTATGGAAAACGGTATGTTGACAGGCCAATCAATGATCAGGAAAGACAGCTTGCTATGATTGCCCAGCAGGTGAATCCTGACCAAGAGATTCCTGAAGAAGTACCGGAAGAATTCGACTTCTCGCAGATTAAAGAACATCCTGTGATTATCAAAGTGGATGTCGGTGCATCGACGTATTACTCAGAGATTGCATCGATTCAGACACTGGAGAACCTGCTGATGCAGCAGCAGATTACAGTGGTACAGTTCTTGGAGAGACTGCCTGATGACTATGTGCCGCAGAGGATGGCACTCATCAGTGAGTTGAAGAATCAGCAGGCACAGATGGCAGCGGCTCCCGCTCCAGCACCCGGTGGTGATCTTGGAGAAGGTGGCCCGGTGGTACAAGGCAACGAGATGATGGACATTCCGACCGGCAGCGGGAATGGTGAGTTACAGAGAACCATTATGGCATCTGGAGATACGAAGGGGTTAGTATGACATGATAAGAATCTATTGTGATGCGGCTCATGCCGTACTGAAAGAGACAGAAGTTCTCACGTCAGGCATGACCAATTACCCGCAGGTTCTTCTCACCTTCTCAGAAGACTGGGATGGGATGGGAAAAGTTGCGGTGTGCAGAGCAGGCCCGTCAACAGAGCAGTCTGTTGATGTAGAAGGGCTTGTGACCTACGCACTTGGATCAACGTTTGTTGTTCCGTCTGAGTGCCTTGCCCAGTCCGGTGTAGAGCTTTACATCGGTATCCAGGGTGTCAATGCACAGGCAGAAGTTGCCATTCCTACGATTTGGGTGTCTGCCGGAACCATCATGGAAGGTGTAGACATTGACGAGGCCATCAACACAGGAACGGCAACACCGACTCTTGTGCAGCAGATGATTGCCTATGCCGGGCAGATGGAAGATACTGCAGATGACCTTGCACAGAATGTCATCCGGCAGGTACTGGTAAATGATACCTATGCCGACAGATACGGCACGGTTGATGTAGAGCTTACGGATACCGGGGCCGGAGAGAACCGGCAGCTGACATTCACATTTGCAAATCTGAAGGGCAACGGGCTGGAGTCAATTGCATTTGTCAGTACCGGCACGAACGCAGGCCGTGTTGTAGTTACGGAATCGAATGGTAATGTGACGAACTACGATGGCATCAAGGATGCACTGGAATATGTATATAACTACATTGACCACAATGTTTCCACAATTATCACGGATTACATTGAACTGCATCCTGAGTATGTGACAACGGTAATGGACGGTGCTGTGTCCTATCAGAAACTGGATACAGAACTCCAGGGACTTGCGGATATTGTCAGAGATCTGGATACGATTCCGACGAGAACCTCCGACCTCATCAATGACAGCAATTTCGTTTCCGATGTGAACTATGTCCATACGGACAGTAACTACACCGGAACAGAGAAAACCAAACTGGCAGGGATTGAGGCAGGCGCAGAAGTAAACCAAAATGCTTTTTCTAATGTCACAGTAGGCGGAACTACAATCGCAGCAGATTCAAAAACAGACACTTTGACTCTGACAGCGGGTAGCAATATTACTCTTACTCCTAATGCTACAAATGACAGCGTAACAATTGCGGCAAAGGACACGACCTATGATAATGCTACGCAATCCGCAGCTGGTCTTATGAGTTCAGCAGATAAGAAAAAATTGGACACACTTGACAGCGCCGACATTACAGACAATTCGACAGTTGGAGGCTCAACCGTCGAAGCGAGCCTTACATCGTTAAAGGGTTCTTTAAACGGCTTATCGGGTTCTTTAGCGCAAACTTATAATACTGATATAACGTACAATGTCGGTGAGTATGCTTATAGATCTTCTGACGGAAAACTGTATCGTTGTATTCAGAATACAAGCGGAGCATGGAACTACGCCGCATGGTCTGAGGTAACTGTTTCTGGCGAACTTGAGAATGTAAAGGGTTCTTTAAACTCCAAAGTCATACAGGTAACGATACCCTGTAGTTCGGCAGGAACTTTCAATTATACTGTTTCTGGTCTTACCGCAAATCACAGGCTTTTGAGATATCAATTCCTCTCTGGCGGCACAACAGAAACAGGTAATGTTCTCGCAGATATCACCACCACAACAGGTGCAAACTCTCTCAACGTAGTTATTTCTACTATATACAGTTCTGGCTCTGTTATTCTTGTGTTTGGAATTCCGACAGTTGCCACAGTTACACAATCATAATTTTTTGGGGGGTATAAATCATGGGAGACAATTTCTTTTACACAACCATCGAAAATCAGGTGAGGAGTGACGGGAGCAAAGGTCTGCTCTATGATCATTTCGACAATCTTAATGACGCGCTTGCAAAACTATATACCATTCTTGCGGCGGCAGCAGTTTCGGAGATTCCATATCATTCTGGACATATCATGCGGTCTGACGGCGTGCTTCTGCCAGAGGGCAGAGTATTTGACAGACGTTCCGTAGAAGAGGAGCAGACAAATGAATAACGAAATTTCCGTTCTCTCTCTCTCTCTCTCTCTCTCTCTTGGCAACTCCTTCACGAAAGGAGGAGCGCACTGGGTTAATCTTTGCCGCTTCTCCGGAAGGAGGTCTGAGGCTTAAACCTCTCACCTCTGGGAGGGCTGACTGATGGCGAAGGATGTTATCAAACGGGAAGGCCAATATCATGTTGGGGATGTGTTTAAAATTTCTGCTTCTGCAACATACTTTGGCTTTGTTGGAAATGCGGGCAATATCGCCGGTGGATATATCTATTTGCCTAAAGAATTAGGGAATGATATAACAGGTTTTTCTGTTAGCGGGAGTGTAAACTTCTGGGGAGATTCCAACGGAAGAATTACAGGTTGCACGATTGCATCAGTACAAAAAATAGCAATCAATGAGCTTGTACTTAGCATTAACTTCCCATCTGGGACGACTCGCGCAGCAAATACTATTGGTTTCATTAATACAAACATAATTGATATCACGTTTACCTAATCAGTCAGCAAGCCGAGTAATCGGTGGCAGTAGATAAAATTGAGAATAAGATGATAGGCTATCACTTCGTTTCATTCGAAGGAACTACACCATCTGGTGACACAGAATACAACACGACTGTACCTGGATTATATGTCGATAGCACAAGCCCATATGCTGTTGCAATACGAATCAAGAACAAAAATAACAATAACTGGTATCAAATAAGTTTGGATAATTTTACGATAGCACCGTTTATGAATCAGGCTAATCTGAGATTCAAATTGACAACAGCAGCACAGGTAACGTATTCTGGACAGCCTTTTGCAGCTATCATCTTGACGAAATAACCCAGTGCCATGAGGAATGGCGAAAGATGTAATACAAAAACCTAAAATTGAGTATGTCGATAATACACAGACAATAACATCTATGCTTGATTTACCTAATGGCTTTTTCAATGCAAGAGTTAATCAAATCACGTCAAACACAAAAGGTGTGCCTGCTGATTTGGTTGAAGGCTTGCGGACATATCCTTGGCAAATCCAAGGCGCATGGCAAGCGAACGGGTTCTATAAAGGACTTTTGTATATTTCTTATCCAAATCCCGTAAGCATCCCAAGGGTAATATTAGTTTTCGGGACAATGGTCCAATTCGACTATATTTCAATAGACGGAACGCAACATTGGACAGCGACAATCAGCTGAGCGTTTAAAGTAATCTTGCCAGAGTAGACGGGTGCGATGAAACGTCTGGTGAAGACATCGTAAACGGGAGAAATGGCAAGAAGTTTAAAGTAATCTTTTAGCACGAATGATATTTTGACGAGAAATGGATAAGACATATTATGTGGTACTACTATAATCCCAACCCTTCTAAGTTTCTCGTCGGCGACTGCACGGTAAGAGCAATCTGTGCTGTGACCGGTCTGACTTGGCGTATGGTTCACCTCGCCCAAAGTGTGTTGTCATCAGTGATGTCCGATATGCCAAGCTCAGACCGTGTCTGGTGGAAGTTACTCACCATGTTCGGCTATGGCAGAGTGAGACTCATAGACAAATGCCCGGATTGCTACACTGTCGCAGACTTTGCACATGACCATCCTAAAGGCAAATATGTCCTTGGCCCTATGGAACATGCCGTTGCTGTCATTGATGGCGATTGGTATGACACATGGGACTCAGGCAACACAGTACCGTTGTATTATTTTGAAAAATCTAATGTTTGAAGACTGTTTATGTGGAGTGACAAATTTACCTTGCTGTGGATGTTCTTTCTTTTGCCAGCATAGGAAAGAACCAAAAACAGACAATTTGAAAGGAGCAAATGATGCAGAACCCTCAGTTATATTATCCCGCAACCTATCAGAACCCGTATATGGTCTATTCGCCCACGCAGGCACAGGCTATTATGCAGCAGCCCGGACTGCAGCAACAGCAGAACATGATGCCTGTTATCCAGACCAGTATTATCCAGGTTAACGACTTCGACGATGTGGACAAGTACCAGATTGCTAACGGACAGAGCCAGATGTTCATCTCCAAGGATGACAGTAAGATCTACATTAAGTCTGCCACAGCCAATGGCACTGCTGTTGAAGTCTATGCCAAACAGCCTGCTCCGAAACCTCCTGAGTATGTGACAGTGGATCAGCTCAAGGCAATGTTCAAAGAGCTTGGCTTAACCAAGGAGGCCACCAATGAGCCTGTTTGATTCTCTCAATTCTCAGCCACAGCAGCCACAGCAGCCGATGAACCCCATGCAGAGGTTGCAGGCATTGAAGCAGAACCCTTCGAGTTTTCTTCAGCAAGCAGGGTTCAATGTGCCACAAGGCATGAATAACCCACAGCAGATCATTCAGCACTTGATCCAGAGTGGGCAGGTTCCTCAGAACAGATACACGCAAGTCCTTCAGATGTTAGGGCGAAGATAATTATGACAGTTCAAGAACTTAAAGAATTTGCGAATGAAATCCCAAATAAATTAAACAAACAGCTTGTAACAGTTTGTGGAGATTTAGTAGAAAACAGTACAGAAAATTTCAACCTGAGTTGGATGGACTGTTCCGATGGATTTCTTCTTTTTGTAGAACCCACAAAATATACTCAGAAATAATCTTTCAAAGTTAATAACCGAGCGGCTATTCCGGCCAGAAGAAAAGGGAAAGCCTATCCCCTGCCGCTCGTTATTATAGGTGACTACAAGGCAGTAGTTTCGTGTTAGAAGCACGGGATTACTGCCTTTTTTATTTTGCTATATCTGCTGTCAGGTGCACATGACGGATAGGTATAAATACTAATTTTTATAGGAGAACAAATATGTTTTCTACGGAAAATGGTAATGGCAACGGATTCTTCATGCCGGTAGCACCTGCCTATGGCTATGGCAACAACGGTGGATTTGGCATGGGTGGAGACTTGGCTTGGATTATCCTCCTCTTTCTGGCCTTTGGCGGCGGTTGGGGAAATGGCTTCGGCGGCGGTTTCTGTGGTGGAGAACTCTACCCCTGGCTGAACAACTCCCAGAACATCAACGGTGGTTTCCGTGATCAGTTCCTCAACAGCCAGATCGGTGATATCCAGAACACCTTGACTACCGGCTTTGGCAATACACATATGGCTATGTGCAATGGCTTCAATCAGGCTGAGATTGCTGCAAACAACAGACAGATGGCAGATATGCAGCAGAACTTTGCACTTCAGTCCGCACTCCAGAACTGCTGCTGTGAAAATAGAGCCGCAACTGCTGATCTCAAATATACCGTAGCAACGGAAGCATGCGCAGACCGCGCAGCAGGCAATGCAAACACCCAGCGCATCCTCGACAAGCTTTGCCAGCTTGAGCTCGATAATGAGCGTGCGCAGCATGCTGCAGACCAGCGTGAAATCGCTCGCCTCAACTCTGAGCTGATGTATGCCCGTGGCCAGGCAAGCCAGATCGACCAGACGGCTCAGATCCGCGCTTCCCAGGCGACGGTAGCCAACCAGCTTGTGAATGAGCTCCGGTCTTGCCCGATCCCGTCTCAGCCGGTGTACGGCAATCAGCCGATCTTTACCTGCAACAACAATAATAATGGTGGATGTGTCTGCAATAATGGCTTCGTCAACTGATTGAGGTAACGCTATGGCAAAGTATCTTACAAGTACCGATCAGAATGTTGCCCTTAACGGCACAATTCCGTTCGACGTCGTATCTATCCCATGCAATAAGGGTTGCGTTGTTCCCATTGCAACAGGGGTTCTTACTTTGCAGGGCGGCACATGCAATAAGTTCGCAAGATATGAAGTGAAGGTACAGGCGAACGTGGCTGTTCCGACTGGTGGGGCAGTTACACCAATTGCCTTGGCGATCACCCTAAATGGGGCAGAAATTCCTGACAGTATCGCAATCGTTACACCTACAGCAGTAGAGGATTTGTGGCACATCAATACTTCAACAACGATCACAGTACCTGCTGGGTGCTGCGTATCCGTCTCTGCCGCGTATGTTGATGCAACCGAAGACGATGCTGCAGTAACACCTACACCGTCTATCTTTGTGAGACGTCGTTCTTCAATCGAAGTCAAAAGAACAGCCTAATGAAGGAGAACAATATGGATTTATACGAAGGCATTCTTGAAGCCGTCGAGATGGAACTCGAAGAAGTTGCCAAAAGAGGACGGTTCAATAGCAAAGAAGAAGTCCATTGTGTGTATGAGCTTGTAGGCATTGCAAGACGCATCCACGCAATCTGGGCTTATGAGGAACCGCAGGCAGAAGCCGGTGGCCTGTTCAGCCGTAACTCCTACGAAGACGACAGCTACGACAACGGCGGTTCTTATAGAGGCGGCTCCTATGAGGGCTACTCCAATCGCATGAACTCCAGACGCATGAGCCGCAATGGTGGTTCATACCGCAACTCCCGTCACGATGAGGAGTCGTTTGTCAAGAAGATGCAGGAGATGCGCAAAATCGCACCTGACGAACAGACAAAGATGGAAATCGATAGACTTCTCTCTGAGATGGGCCAGTAAGCCTAAAGGGTGGGTGAGCTAACCACTCACTCACCCCAGTTTGAAATGATATGACATCACATGACTTTTTCGAAATTATTAAAGGCACTCTCAGAATATGGGCGAACTGTCATGGGGAAATCCACAGATGCGAACGCTGTGGGAGAGATTATCGCAGCGCAGGCAAAAATGACCCAAGAATATGCCCAGAGTGTCTTAGGGAAACAACCTTCATCGGAGGACCACTTGATGACAAGTACAGAAGCTAAACAGCAACTTAGGGAATGGTGCCTGTCACAGGTTGGCTACCATGAGAGCCTTGACGGCTCAAACAAATACGGCGATGGCGATTGGGATGTGAAGCTTTATGGTTTTGACGCTAAGAACGTTCCTTGGTGCGATGTTTTCGTTGACTATGCTTTTATACATTGTTTTGGGTATGCTGCCGCCACGAAGATGACGTACCAGACACCGGCCGGCTATGCTGCCTGCAAACTGTCAGCCGATGCCTACAAGAAGAACGGAGCATATTACTCACAGCCGGAAGTCGGCGATCAGATCTTCTTCTACTATGGTGGCGACATTAACCACACCGGTATTGTCGTTGACGTTGATGGTGAGACAATCACATGCGTTGAAGGGAACTTCTCTGATGGCGTTGGACTTACCAAGTACAACATTCGGAACCAGTGGCTTATAGCCGGTTATGGTCGCCCAGATTGGAGCGTTGTGTCTGAGCCAAAGTCAATTGAATCAGATGATACAGATGACGGCATTGATGATGCAATTGAATCTGAGGAATTTGATATCATCCATCCGAAACACCGCAGAACCTATATGCACCTTGAGTATGGTGACGGAATAGGAATGCCGATAGCACAGGTACGGGCCTGGCAATCCCTCTTGCAGTGCTGGGGATACATCCTTGACGCTGACGGTGAGTTTGGAACCGACACAGCGAATGCAACCAGACAGTGGCAGAAAAAAGCTGCCGAGATGGGTGCGGATGTTGAAGTGAATGGTGTTGTAGATGAGGATGACTGGATAGCAGTTGTGGAGGTGCCAGCATGATTATGAATATGGCACTGGGTGGATTCAGAGCAAAGTATGCTGTGACCTATCCATCCGGCTCAACCTGCAAGGTGCATTGTGATGCTGAAGATATCACGCTGACAGCACCTAATACATCCGGAAGTTATACGTTCACTCTCCCAGTTAGAGGCACATGGTATGCCAGCTGCACGGATGGAACACAGACAGTCAAGAGCGTGACGCACGTTGCTTCCAATGGCGGCAGTTACAGTGATACTTTAGAATATCCTGTTCCTACACCGACATTCACGGCAACTGTCAAAGTGACATATCCTACCGGCCTCACCTGCCGTCTGTCCGACGGGTCAACCACGCTGTATGCTGACAATACTTCCGGGTACTTTGAATTCACTGTACCGAATGCCGGAACATGGACAGCAACCGCTCCAGGCTGTACAGCACAGCAGGCCAGTGTTACGCAGAGTGGGCAAGAGAGAGCACTTCATCTCCGCATCCCGGTGACAGTCACAATCAGAGGAAACACGAACTCTTCAACCTACAACGGCAGTGCTAAGACGGCAGAAGGGTATACGGCGACATCAAGCTATTCCCAGTATTCTACCAGCAACTTCTCATTCAGTGGTACGGCACAAGTGACAAGGACGAATGCCGGAACCACATACATGGGCCTTTCCGCATCGCAGTTCACGAACAACAACGATGACTATGCTGTGACGTTCTCAGTTACGGACGGTTATGTGGCAATCAGTCCTCTTGCAGTAAGCGTGTCTGTCACAGGCCACAGTGGGAGCTTCACCTATGATGGCAGTAACCACACTGTATCTGGGTTTGACCTTTCATCAAGCAGTACGATGTACTCCACGTCGAACGTCAACTATTCCGGCACAAGTGTAGCGACGAGGAAAGATGCAGGCACTACAACCGTTTCACTGGACGTTAACAAGTTCAGCAATCTGGACAGCAACTTTACCGTAACGTTCTCCATCCTGGCGAACATCTCAATTACTATCACTCAGAAGAGTGTGACAGTCAATATTACCGGTTCGTCGAATTCCGGCACCTATACCGGAAAAGCAATCACGGCATCCGGCTATACGGCAACGATAGCCACAACGAATTCAGGATATTCCAAGAGTTCAATCAAATTCAACGGAACCTCCTCCGTTTCGAGGACAGATGTCGGCACAAGCTACATGGGCCTGAAAGCATCCGACTTCTCGAATACTGACAGTGCATTTACAGTCACGTTCAACATTGTCACAGACGGTTCAGTGACAGTCACATCAAAGGCAGTCACAGTCAAGGCAAACAATGCCTCTAAGGCATACGGTGCAGCTGACCCGGCATTTACCGCTACAGTCAGCGGAACAGTCGGCAGTGATACTGTGCAGTATTCCATTTCCCGTGTCGCCGGTGAGAATGCCGGAACATACTCCATTATCCCGTTCGGGGCCTCAACACAAGGGAACTACAGTGTTTCCTATCAGAACGGCACGTTCACCATCGGTGCACCGACAACCGGTACGGTTATAGTTAATATATCAAGGGCTGCTAACGTATGGTGTACTAACGATGACATCGGATACAGTGATGCAGCGGCTGGAACAACGCAGGCGGTGTTCTCAGGCCTTCAGCCAGGGAACTATCTGATTTACTACACAGATGGTATCCGCAACAATTACCCCGGGATAACAGTGAATGTTGTTGCCGGCGGTACCGTGACATTGAACTATTAAGGTGGTGAACACTATGAACCCGACCGTATTAGCCGCCTTGATAGGTGCGGTTTCTGCCATTATCGTGCAGATCATCTCACAGTGGCAGCAGAACAGTAAAAGACGTATCGAAGAGGCGGCAAGAGAAGCGAAGCTTGAGGAGCGGCTGAAATCGATAGAAAGAAAATTGGATGAACACAATGGATACGCACAGAAGATAGGCGGCATCCAACAGGACATTGCCTATATCAAAGGCAAGATGGAAAATGGAGGATAACATGAGTAAAGACGATTTCATTCGCAAACTGACGAGCCGGAAGTTCTGGCTTGCAGTGGTAGCACTGGTAACCGGCCTGCTTGCAGCCTTCAATGTGGATGCAGGCACAGTCGAGAAAGTCTCCGGCATCATTATGTCCGGTGCGTCTGTTGTGGCCTACATCATCGCAGAAGGGCTTGTAGACGCAGAGAATAAAAATACCCACGAAAGCGAGTAAACCACAGCACAGCGCAATCTCACGAGTTAAACTCGAAGCTACAATCAAAAGGTGAATAGACAGGCCAGTCGAAGAGGGTGCCGACCCCTTTCACCAATACTTTAAGGCAACAACAGAGGCAGTTGTCACATGTGAAGAGCATGGGATAGCTTCCTCTTTTTGCATTTATGGCTGTAAACCAACTGCCAAATCTTATTAGTTGATGGGGCAACCATACCCCAGAAAGGAAATAGCATGGACGAACTGACAAACAATACCGAAGTCATTGAAGAATCTGCACCTGCCGAAGAGGTAGTGGAGGGACTTTCCGATGCTGAACTTGACGCAATGTGGGATGACGATGACGGAGGCGACTATGAGTTTGTCGAAACTGAATCCGAAGCCGAAGCAGACCAGCAGAGCGCGGAGCCAGTTGAAGAAGAGACACAACCGGCAGAGGCTGAACAGCCTCAGGGAGAAAGTTCAGACCAGGACTATCTCGAACTGAAGCATTTTGACGAAGTACGGAAAGTCTCAAAGGAAGAGGCCAAGGCCCTTGCCCAGAAGGGCATGGACTATGACCGAATCCGCGGAAAGCTCGGAGATGCGGAAAACGAAATCTCTAAGCTTCAGAAGTACGAGTCTTTTCTGAAAGAGATTCAGGGTGATTTCAAATCCCTTGAAGACCTGATGATGGACACCCGTGCAAGGGTGAAAGCCGATAAGGATGGCATCAGCTACGAGGATGCGCTGAAGCAGGTGAAAGAAGCAAACCAGCAGAAAGCACCGGAACAGCCGCAGGTAGATGAGAGCACGATTATTCAGAGAATCCGCAAGGCATCCTTTGAGGAGTTTGCCCGTGAGCATCCAGACATCAAGCCCTCTGACATCCCAAAAGAGGTGTGGGATGACCTGGAGAAAACCAATAACCTTACTGCTTCTTACTCAAGGTATGAAGCAAAGAAAATCAAAGAAGAAAATGCCGTTCTCAAAAAGAACGCTGAAAACAAAGCTCGTTCCATCGGTTCGATGAAATCTGCTGGCAACAAGAGCCAGAGAGACGAGATCGACGAGATGTGGTACGACGACGATTATTAATAATTACAGGAGATAAATTATGTCTACTATTAACCATTCTGCCGCTATTGGCGGTGCACCTTCCAGCCTTCGCAGCACTCCGAACTATACCGGTGCTGTATACAACCTCAACGAGCGTTACGAGAAGAAACTCGATGAACGCTTCAAAACCAAATCCTACACCGATTCCGGTGCAAACCTCAACGAGTTCTCCTGGGTTGGTGCTAATGCAATCCAGATGGAAACCGAAGGACTCGGCCGCATCAATGCCTACGACTTCGGCGCAGCCCTCGGTGAGCGCATGGGTGCTATGCACGAAATCAGCGATCAGCGCAACATCTATCAGCTGAAGCAGTTCTTCTCCATTCGTGAGACTTACGAAAAGCTGTACTCCGATGACAAGATGAACGAGCGCAAGATTCAGCGCATCCTCAAGGGTATCAACGATGAACTGCTCGTTCCCGCAATCGACAAGTACCGTCTGAAAACTTGGGCTGATGGTGCAGGCACTACCGCAATCCTCACCTCTACCGGCCCTGCTATCAGCGGCACCGCAACCGCTCTTTCCTCTTCCAATGTTGTTCGTGCAATGCTGACCATCTCTGCAATGCTCGACAATATGCGTGTTCCCATGGAAGGCCGTATGGCTTACATCGGCCTCACCGATGCTATTGAATTCCAGCTTGCACAGGAGCTTCAGTACTCTCCTGAGATGATTAAGAAGGGTGCTGTCAACGGCGAAATCCGTAAGCTCGGCAAACTGACTGTTATCGCAGTTCCCGACTCCATGATGCCTGCCGGCTGCAAGATTCTCGTTAAGTGGAAGAAAGCCACCATCGACCCGCGCAAGCTCTCCTGGAGCCGCGTCTACGAACACGTCGAAGGTTACTCCGGCCCTGTTCTCAATGGCCTGTACCGCTATGACTCCTTTGTCAAGGCACAGAAAGCAAACGGCATCCTCGTTCTCGGCGACAGCGTTGCTGCTCCGCAGGCGACTCCGACCGCTGCGGTTGGCACTTCCACCAATGCCGGTAAGATCACCTTCACTTCCGCATCTGCTGACCACATCTACTACACCATCGACGGTCACAACCCGAAGATCGTGGACAATGGTTCCTCTGTGGTTCTCTCCGCTACTTCCGGTACTGCTACCGATGCTCTCACTGCTGACTGCTACATCCAGGCTTACGCCACCAAAGCAGGCAAGGTCGCATCCGGTATTGCAAAGTGGAAGTTCGACGCTACCGCAAACACTCTCACTGCACTGCCCTACGACGAGGAAGTTCCTGTCTGAGTGTACACTTCATAAGGGGAGGGGTTTCCCTCCCCTATTCTCCACAATAGGAGGTAATTATGGCAACAACTGCGATGGAAATTTTTGAGAGGGCGATGCATCTCTCCGACAATGGTGACGAGTCTACCGGTAAGTTCGACACCATCGACAACAGGGAATACAAGTACCGCACACTCGCAATCATAAACACAATCATCAATGAAGTTTACCCCTACTCAGACACCTGTGTCATTGAGCCGGGTAAACGTCCCGTCCATGCATTTCTTACGAGCATGGATGATGAAATCGACCTCGACAATTACTGCATTGAGGTGCTGGCACTCGGCCTTGCGGCAAAGCTGTTCACAGACGAAAACGGTACGATTGCCAATTACTACCAGCAAGAGTACGAACGCAGGCTTGCGGAACTCAAGCGCGGCGGCATCCCGTCCGGTGCCGAAGCTATCGAGGATGTGTATTCCGGCGGCTATTACGATGAGGATGGAGTGTATCACTACAACACCGGGTATTATCCGCACAGCGAATTTGCATGGTGGGCTTGAGGGGTGATCTGAATGTCAACAATCAGAGCAACCGCAAACCAGTCTGTCTATAAGATTGAGAAGTTTCTCGGCCTGCATGAAAACCCTGACGGTGATACCAAGCTGAAGCTGGGAGAAGCGTCTGTCTGTAGAAACTGGAAAGTCACTCGTGACAGAAACCTACAGCGCAGGCCCGGATTCCATGCAAAGATTGACCTCGGCACAGATGCTCCCGTCATGGGTATGTGGTTTGGAAGCATTCACGGTGTAGAAACCGGGCTTGCTGCATCCGGCGGCTATATGTGGAAGTTCTATGAAGACGGATACATGGAAGAGCCTTATAAGCTTGGGCCTATTGAAACAGACAACCAGGTAAACTTTTTCGCCTACAACGATGAGGTATTCATTCTTAATGGTGAGGAATACTACACCTACGATGGTTCCCGTTTTGGAATTGTTCTCGGTTATCGTCCTCTTGTGATTACTGGAAGAGATCCTACCGGAACAGACGGTGAACTGCTGGAGGAAGTAAATAAGCTGACCGGAATGAGACGTGTGTGGTTCTCACCGGATGGCACCGCGACAAACTTCCTTCTGCCGGAACGTGACCTGCTGTCTGTGGACTATGTGCAGATTAATGCGACAGGCGAAAAGATGCTGCCGGATGAATACACCTATGACAAATGGACTGGCATGGTGACATTCAACACAGCACCGGAGAGAGGCACAAACACCATCGAGATAGGCTATTCCGCACCTGCCAAGTATCGGGCAGAGCTTGCACGGATGACGAATGCGGAACTGTTTCTCGGAGCACAGGACAATGCTGTATTTCTGTATGGCAACGGCACTAATGAGGCTTTCTATTCCTCTATCGATTATGACGGTGTTCCCCGTGCTGATTATTTCCCAGACCTAAACGAAATGGCTGTGGCAGACAAGAACACACCCATTACCGGAATGATCAGGCACTACTCTCAGCTTATCTGCTACAAGACGAATTCCGCATACTCTGTGCAGTACGGCATGATTACCGATGCCCAAGGGAACAATCAATGGGGCTTCTATGTCAAGCCTATTAACAAGCAGATAGGCAATGTGGCACTTGGGCAGGTACGGCTCGTTCTGAATTCTCCGTTCACGCTGCATGGCAATGATTTGTATGAATGGCATAACACTTCCTCTTATTCTTCCAACCTCTCGGTGGATGAACGTCAGGCAAGGGTGGCATCCGACAGAATCTATGCTACACTCGGCACTTTTGATTTCCGCAAATGCTATTGCTATGACGATAACGATAACCAGGAATATTACATCTGGCACAAGGACGAGGCACTTGTCTACAACTATGCTGCCGATGCCTGGTATCTGTACACGGGCAAGGAAGTTCATTCGATGTGCAATGTATATGGTGTTGCGCTCTTCGGTTCCGCTGACGGCAAGATTCTGGAACTGTCTGAAGACTATCTGAATGACGATGGTGTAGCAATTGACAGTTACTGGGAAAGCGGCTCCATCGATTTTGGGAAAGCCTATATGCGGAAACTGATGACGGAAGTGTGGGTAGGCATCAAACCACAGGAACGTTCTTCTGTTGTGGTAACTGTGATGACTAATAAAAAGTCTGAGTACACAGAGAAGACGGTGGAATCCAATCTTTCCACATTCTGGCACATGAATTTTGCTGATTTCTCATTCATGGTTAACCGGAAACCACAAGTGAAGAAATTGAAGATAAAGGCGAAGAAATTCGCATTCCTGAAATTCGTACTGAAGTCTCAGGAACTGTACACAACGGCCACAGTCCTACTGGTTGACCCGAAAATCAGGGAAACCGGATTCACAAAATAAAGGAGTAATAACATGGCTCTTTCACTACTCGAAGCTGAAGTTGAGAACGTGTCGGCTCTCAGCGACCAGCCTAATGATAACGATGGCCTGTCTGCTGATGAACTCAAAGCGGTTTTTGATGCGGCAGGTGTAGCAATTAAAAACTATCTCAACAACATACTCGTGCCGGAACTCGAAGCGGCAATCAATGCGGCGGCAAGTGGTATTGCTATGGATGCTCTGTCCGGTTCCATGTTCATCGACGGCACAATCACAGCGGACAAACTTTCCCAGGAGGAAGGGCTTGAGGCTGTAGTTACCAATGCAGTCAGAGACTATGCCATCACGATGAATAAGCTGGCAATGCCTCTTCAGACAATCATCAGTAACCTTCAGAACTCCGTCAACACTCTGACCACCACGATGGGAACAAAGGCGACGCTGTCTGCACTGGCGGATGTTGCGAAGAGTGGAAACTACAGTGACCTCAACGGCCTGCCCACTATCCCGGTGATTGATTCTACAGCCGTAGCGGATTCCACCAACGGGCTTCAGAGCCGTATCATTCAGCAGATGCTGGAGCAGAAAGCGGACAAATCCCATGCCGTCAATGCAAACACATTCGGGCTTGGCTCCAACAGTCTGTATGGACACGTCAAGCTGTCCGATGAGACGAACTCCACAAGCGGACAGGGTGCAGGCATTGCGGCGACTCCGGCAGCTGTCAAGGAGGCATATGACCTTGCCAATAGCAAAGCACCGAATTCCCATGTTTCCCAGGTAGCGAATGACACCACACTCGGACACGTCAAAGTATCTGCCGGAACCTGCACACTCAGCAGTGGCTCCCGTGCATGGTCAAACGTGGCTGTAACCGGTGCCACATTCGACTCAAATGACATTGTGTTTATCGCACCTGCTCCGGCATCCACCACACAGTGGATGGACAACAGTGTCAGGCCTACGGCACAGGGAACAAACGTTCTTTCCTTTTCCGCATCCACCAACACCACCGCAGTTATTACAGTAAACGTTGTAGTAATGAAGCTCAGATAATAGGAGGGTTATTATGGCAGACGAAATTACTTATGACTCCACCCAACCCGTAAGGAGTCAAGCGTCCGCGACCTACACGCCGACAGGGCTTTCAGACCAGAATAACCTGAATGCGTACAACGCAAACCGCGAACAGAAAATTCAGAACACTTACAATGCTGCTCTGAACAACACAAATGCCGGGCTGAAGACAGCTTATGACCAGAATCTCTCTGACCTGCAAGCAGCCCGTGACAAGATTTCCCCGCAGTATCAGCAGTCTGCAAATCAGCTTGCGGCTGAGTATGAGCGGCAGAAGAGAAACAACAATATGCAGGGTGCTGCCAATGGGCTGAACACCGGAGCAGGCTCCCAGCTTGCCCTTGGCCAGTCTATGGCATATCAGCGTAATGCCGGCAACCTGGCACGTTCTGAGAATGAAGCACTCAATGAAGCTAATCGTGGTATTGCTGATCTTGGTGTGCAGTATCAGAATCAGATTGCACAGGCTGTGGCTGCAAACGATTACAAGCAGGCACAGGCCATGCTTGATGAGTATGAGAATCAGTATCAGCGGCAGATGACTCTTGAGAATCAGAATTATCAGAGACAGCAGCAGGCTGAACAGCAGGCATACCAGAGAGCACTCAACGAGGAAAATCGTGATTACACCCGTGCCTATGACATTGAAAACCGTGATTATAACCGGAACTGGAACCTTGAAAACAGAGACTATGACCGGGCATGGAATGAAGATGACAGGGCATACACGAGAGGCTGGAATCAGGACGAACGTGATTACAACCGTGCCTGGAATGAGGAAAACCGGAACTACTCCCGTTATTGGGATGAGGATGACCGGATGTACAACCGTCTTACTTCTGAGGATGAACGGAACTACAACCGCGCATACAATGAGGAGAACAGAGACTACACCCGTGCGTTCAACGAGGAGAACCGGGATTATACCAGAGCATACAATGAAGAGAACCGTGACTTCGGACGTGCATGGGATCTTGAGAATCGTGACTACACCCGTGACTGGAATCAGAATGACCGTGACTACACTCGTGCCTATAATGAAGAGAATCGTGATTATACGAGGGCATTCAACGAAGACGAGAGAGACTATACACGGGCATGGAACCAGGACGAGAGAAGCTATGACAGGACGATGACCGAAGCGGCGAACCGGGCAGAATACGGTGACTTCTCCGGTTATGCGGCAATCTACGGGCAGGGCATTGCAGACTCTATGCGCGATGTATGGATTGCGCAGAATCCGATGGTAGCATACTCTACTGGAGCCATCACTGCTGACGAGTATATGATGCTGACGGGCAAGTATCCGTACAATTCCAGCGGTTCTTCCGGTTCTTCTTATGGTGGATACCGCTCCGGTGGTGGCGGTGGTTATGGTGGCGGTGGTGGAACCACAAGCACTGCAACTGATACGTCACAGGGAGCAAACGTGACATTTAACGGTGTTGTCAATGCTATTGCACAAGGCTATTCACTCGACCAGATTAAAGCCGCTTCGGCTAATCCGCAGCTAGCTGAGGATCTTTACGTCACAGCAGTTTCCGGCAGATCTAACATTGCACCTGCGCGTGGCGGCTCAAGAAGCGTAGGCGGTGAACTTGCCCGTGCAGCAGCAGCAAGTTCTACAGCACAACCTGTCTCTAACACAGCGAATGCTCTCGCACAAGCCGCTGCGGCGAAATATCAAGCCGATGGAATGAAGCGGACAAATGCCGCAAAATAACGTCGTCAAGGAGTAATTATGGCAGATAACAAGCTGTATAATATTCTCCAATCAAGAGAATCAAATTTTAATAGCATTTCTGAAGCCCGCGCACAGTTTCCAATGGGTGACATTGTGCAGCAAGCGGCAGCACCTGTCTATTCCCCAAACTATTTGGCAGACCATGCTAATCCAAATTATGATAGTTCTCGGCGGCATCAGACAGAGGAGCAGAAACCAAGCATTTGGAAGAGCATAGGAGACGCTTTTACCAAGTCTCCTAATGAGATGGCAGGTGTTACGGAAAGTGAGACGAAGACACCAAACTATCTCAGTACATCTACACAGCCTACTGCCACAGGATTCGGTACCGGTAATTTCGCCGGTACCGATTGGCGGTATTCCAAGGACAACAAGACCAAAGAAGAAAAACTGCTGACGGAGGACGAAGCATCCGGACAGACACAGCCTGCAAAATCTACGAAACCGGAAGAACCGAAGAAACCGAACTACGGCACTGCCGGTGGAAATATTGATTTGAATGACAGGCCTACTGTTGCCAATCCAAACTTCACCTATTCCACTGTTGACTCTTTTTCTACCAACATTGACGGCAAAGAGGTACTTCTTCCGACTGTCATCAAAGAAAACGGCAAGTGGAAACACGTTTCTGAAGAAGAAGCATTAGAGCATTACTATAAGACTGGTGAAAAGCTTGGTGTTTTCAACACACCGGAAGAAGCTAATTCATATGCTGAAGCTTTGCATAACAACCAGGCTGAACAGTACGGTTCCAATGCGCCGAAGTTCCTCGGGCAGAAAGACAAACTGCCGGACATCAGCAATCTCTCTCAGCTGTCACTCCAGCAGGGGCCTAAGAAAGTCGGTGAACAGGAACTTGTTCCGGGCCGTGCTGACCAACTCGGATATCGTGCAACCAATACGATCACTGGTGCCGGAAAACAAATAGGCTCACAGATCACATCCTTTGCCGGTACTCTTGCCAAGAATGCAGGAGAGACTATGTCCAAAGGCACTACAAATAATCTTATTTGGCGGCAGAACGGTGAAGGCAATCCAAATAGCCTCAATGCTAAAATGGCTCCATCTGTTGATAAATTTGGTTCAACAGTGCAGGCTACCGCTGAAGAACTTGGAAAGTCAGCACAAGCAGATATTGACCAAGCTAAAAACGGGCTTAGCAAATTTGGGCAGGCTGGTGTCGATATTGCTACCAATGTTATCCAAATGGGATTTGATGCAGCTGTCGGTGCCGTGACAGGCGGTGCTTCATTGGCATCAATGTTTGTCCGTTCCGCTGGCGGTGCTATGCAAAAAGCACGAAGTAAAGGCGCTGATACTACACAGCAGACAGCATATGGCCTTGCAACAGGTGCTATCGAAGTAATTACTGAAAAGCTTGCAGACGGTGTTGCAAAGATTTATGGCGGTGGTGCTGCCGATGATATTGCAGAGAAACTCGTTCGTAAATTTGCAAAGAGTGACACTGGCAGAACTGCGCTCCGTGCTTTGTACGGGATGGTTTCAGAGGGCGGTGAGGAAGTAATCTCAGATCTTCTCGCCCCGTATGCAGAACTTCTCTACAATGACAAGAGTTTCAGCGACACTGTAAAGAACACATTTAAAGGGACGTATGACCCGTCTGAACTTCTGTATGATTTTGTAATTGGGTTTACAATTGGTGGACTTGGACAGGGTGCCAGCATTGCAACTGGACAGAGCGCACAAGCTAATGCCGAACTGAGAGCAATTGATACCATCCAAAATAATCTGGTTGCTAATGGGATGGATGCATCTAAAGCAGGCAGAGCGGCAAACATTCTGTCCGAAGTTGCAAAGGGTGAAACCATATCACAGCGAGACTCCAAATTCCTTGACAGTGTCGGTGGTTATAACACTTCCGCTCCGCAGGCAAGCAATCCCCTTGTGCAGAACAACGCACCCGAGCAGCAGGCAGAAACCACTCCGGCGACTACTGCACGCGCCGAGACGACTACTCCGACTACTCAGCAGAACACTATCACACCGGCAGATGCAAGGAAAGTCTACGATGACATCAACTTGGACTACGGATGGGTAAACACGGAACAGATTACTGAAAAGATCAAGAGTAAAACCACCGCAGAACTTGAGGCTGTTCTCAATCTTACTATTGAGTCAGATCCAAACGAGGAAGACAATATCAATCGACTGAGAGCACAAGATAAAGCTGATATTGATGACCTCATCCGTGAGGAACTTCAGAGACGGCAAGCAGAAACACCAGCACCTTCGACACAGCCTGCTGATACAACTAACCCTGCTCCGTCAGGACCGGTTGCACCTGCCAACATTGGAGAGAATCATAGCATTGAAAATGGGCCTCAAACGCAAGGCACTGCAAGCGAACCTGCTCCGCAGGCTGAGACACCTACCGAACAGCGAAATGCCGACACAGACGAATCTGAAGAGTTAAACTCGAAACCAGATGAAGGTTCGACAAGCAGTGGCTCGAGTGTTCCTCCGGGCACTCCGCCGCAAAGGCCAACAGGCATAAAAACCGACACTGACTACCAAACACTCGGCGAACAGTATGGAACTATTGAACAGGGTGAAAATCCTGTTCGTGACTCTCAGACTCCTAAACGCACTACGCCTGGTAGCAACGTCAGTGAAAGCGTCAGAACTGTGCAAGAGGCAGAAGCAACGCCGGAATCCCGCCTACAGAGCATTCAAGCTGCTGTTGTGGATGGCAGATTCAGTTTTGTTCCTATAGCGAATTCGGAACACGCTGCAACTGCTGAAGCGAAACTCAAGAAGGACGGATGGGCAAAAACTCTCCGTGATTGGACTGCTGCTGTCCGTTCTGGCCAAGCAAGTGCTGACCTGGTCGCACAAGGTGCTGTTCTACTTAACAATGCCGGAAACAACTCCGAATGCACCGGCACGGAGTATATTGACCTACTGAGCGATTATGTACAGCTTACCAGAGGAACAGCGCAAGCTTTGCAAGCGGCTCGAATCTTGAAGACTCTTTCACCTGAGGGCAGGCTTTACGGTGTTCAGAGAGTCGTTCAAAACATGAACGATAAAGCCAAGCCCACAAATGGGAAAACTAAAAACGCCGGTACTGACGTAAGTGCATCAACCGAATTGGAAAATAAGTATTCTATACCGGAAACACTTATCGAGGAATACCGTCAACAGACAACCGACGAGGGCCGTGATGCTGTAATCGATAAGATGCAGCAAGCTATTGCCGACCAAATCCCGTCCTCACTTGGTGATAAGTTTACCGCTATTCGCTATCTGAATATGCTCGGCAACTTCAAGACACAGGTACGAAACGTCGCCGGTAACACAGGCATGATGCTTGTTCAGAAAGCAAAGAACACTGTACGTTCCACGCTTGAAACTGTAGCTTCTATCGCATCCGGTGGGAAGTATCAAAAGACATATGCATCCCTTTATAATCCTAGACTCATTGCGACAGCATGGAATGATCTTCAGAGTACATCCGGCCTCAAAGACACCGCTATGGGCGAAAAGAAGTATTCGAGTGCTTCTACCCAGTTTGAGAAAGGCATAGAAGAGAAACGGAATCCGTTCAAGTTTGGTGACAATAGATTAACCCGTGCTCTCGGTATTGCCAATAAACAAGGGCCTGCCGGTAAACTGCTCAGTCTGTACAACAAAGCGACAAGCTGGGCAATGGAAGCCGGAGATGATATCTTCGTTTCTCTGAACTACACCGATGCTCTTGCCGGATATCTGCAAGCGCACAAGATTTCTGCCGACCAGTGGACTGCACTTGTTGCGGAAGCAGATTCCGATCCCGGTTCTAATGCCTCCAAGACTGTTGATGATGCCCGCGCCTTTGCCATCAAGCAGGCCCAGGAAGCAACGTTCCGTGACACTAACAGGATTTCTGATTTTGCACAGAACTTTGACCGCAACTGGGGAAAAGCAAAAATCATCACACAGGGTATTGCTCCGTTTCGTAAAACACCTGCAAACGTCGGTGTGCGAATGGAAGAGTACTCCCCTCTTGGACTTATCATCAACACTCCCGTCAAGGCTATTCAAGCTGCAAAAGGCAGTGAGAATGTTACGGGAGCCGATGTTGTTGATAGTCTTTCAAAGTCTCTGACTGGTACTGGCCTAGCCATTGTAGGGTTTGCACTGGCACAAGCAGGCCGGGCTAGAACAAAATCGGATGATGACAAACAAGAAGCATTCGACAAGCTGAGAGGACTACAGGATTACTCGATCACTGTCGGCGATGGTTTGAACCTAACCCTTGACTGGGCTGTACCTGCATCTGCGTCCATCTTCATGGGTGTTGAACTGTTCAACCTTGTCCGTGATGGCAACATCTCGCCGAACGATGCCATGAAGGTTATCGGCAACCTCACAGCACCGATGCTGGAGATGTCCATGCTTTCCGGCGTGAACGATGCTCTGAATAACATCTCAAGCTTCAATGAAGACACAGATGCGCTACCGCAGTTTCTGCTCAATTCTGCTGTTGGATATCTTTTCCAGGGTTTAACGAATACTCTCGCCGGACAGTTTGAACAGGCAAATGAGGAATATAGACAGTCATACTATACCAATCCTGACAACAAGATTCTTCCTACATCTGTTCAGAAAAAGCTTGCACAGGCTGGAAATAAGACACCCGGCATTGACTGGCAGGCATCTGATTATATCGATGCATGGGGCAGAAAGCAGAAAAATGAAGGAACCACTGCACAGCGTTATGCCAATGCTCTTTTGAATCCGTCATACACTTCAAGCCTCAGTAGCAAGGAAACTGCTGTTGATAGCGAACTACAGCGGCTGTATGACTACGGAAAAGACATAGATGGATTCCCGTCAGTATTGCCGCAGACAGCAAAGAGAAACACTACCGTCAATGGTACAAAGCTGTCACCGGAAGAGTATGAAACATACGCTGTAAAGAAGGGCCAGGAAAGCCTCAGACTTGTTACAAACCTCATCGACAGTATTGAATACAAGAATCTGTCTGATGACGGCAAGGCAAAGGCAATCAGCGAATGCTACAGTTATGCCAAGTATCTTGCTGATGCTGATATTTCCAAGAGACGTAAAGAGGAAAGCACAAACGATTCATACTACAGTCTCATGACTGGTGTTGACAAATCCGGCACACAGTATGATAAGACAGCACTGAATGAGTCCAATTTTGCTGCTTATACAGCGTTCAAGATTGGAATGGACGAGGCTGTAAAAGCCGGAGACTATAAGACAATTGATAGGTATGTCTCAGCATATGGCAGGCAGAACAGCAATCTCCAGACAGTTATTGGAGAACGCAATTCTGTTGTAAGAGCATTGTCAACATGGAAAGCTGCCGACCTCGATTCAAAGACATACTACGCAGTGCAGAGAGAGCTTGTCAAATCTCAGCAAAGACTGGACAAGAGCCAGAAGACTGGTTCCGTTGTCGAACTCGATGCTTTGGCAAATGTCAACCTACCAGAGGCAACAAAGAAGCGTCTGATTGATTCACTGCCAGACTACGGTTCCAAGACAGTCAAGGGTGTCTATGACATTCTGTATGACTACGGATTCAATTCCAAGCAGATCAACAACTTCTGGACACAATCTCAGGATTGGGTGTATAAGGACACCGGTGATGCACAGTCTTCACAGAAAGCCGGTACCTTGCAACCGCTTGAAGCGTATTATGCCATTGAGCAGTTACCAGGACTTACAGATTCGCAGAAAAACGATATCTATAATCAAATGAAAGAAGTTGCAAACGTACCGTACAAGATCAATGACTGGGGCAATTATACTTTTGGATCTGAAAGAAGTTATTATCAGAGTGGACGTTCAAAGCAAGAATTCGGCACAAGCACACAAACAACACAAAACCCGCTGTATTCGTCTTATTCAAATTCTCAATCAACATCGGCACCAGCTGCACAGAACGATGATGTGCTCAAGGCAATTCTAAGCGGGAAATAACAAAAAGGCAGGGGTAAATCCCCTGCCGATTTTATTCTGTTAGATGCTTCTTGAGAATTTCCCGGTACTTCTTAGGGCCGTAAACCTTTTTGATGATACAGAGTGCGAGGCCGGTAGTACGGCTGTACTCGTCACCGTCCGAGCACTTAACCACTGTTTTTGTTTTGTCTGCCCAGATGATGATTGTAGCCGGCGGTGAGTAGATGACCTTGTGGATCTCCGGCACACAAAAGATATTGCAGCGCGGCTCTATCGAAGTGCCACCAAACGTATCTTTACGCATTACTGCAATATAATCGGACGCGAATAATAGTACATTCCCCATATATACCTCTTTCATTTCTTGTTTCTCCTGTGCTTTTCTGCTATTTTAGCAATCAACAAGATCAATACACATATAGCTACAGTTGCAACTAAAGCAATGCATAAGGCATAGAACTTAGCAGCATACTGAGCCAACCACATCTTAATGTATTCTGTCATTTCTCTCTCCCTAACTGCTCGGCTGTGTAGCCGACGTGTTGGATTAGCTGCTCGTATTCCGCTTCAGATTTTACGATGGATTCTATATCGTCATCCCCATCTCTGCATCTGGTTACAAGATCGATGAATGTTTTGAACGATTCGATATCTTCAATCCAACCAAAGCGTGGTGAAGTTCCATAGTCACCAAAAAGGCAAACGCAGATCATCCAAAAGACCTGAAGCTGAGCACAAACTTCTGCGTCTTCATTCTTCCATTTTTCCCAGTAAGTTGGAAATATGACCCCATATTCTTTTGGCTTGATATCTTTCCAGGATTGAAGTTCACTTGCAAGACCTTGGTAAGACACAACGGTTTGCAGTGCTCCAAGTAGATTCGTTCTCATTTCCATGTTCAGGCTCCTCTCTTACCCAAAAGATTTCTGCGCTTCTTCTAAGGACGGGAACCATCGGCATCCCCAGTTTGATGCTCCGACTAAATCACTATACCCCGGAATTATTCCATATTCTCCGTATCCGGTTCTCTTGATATAGTCTTTACAAGCGTCATCAAAGGTTTCACCCTCTCCCTGCCCTAAGTAGATAGCACCTCTGGATTCGCCTGTTGCTGCATATCCTTCCTCGTAAATGTCATAGATCATGTTCCGGCTCCTTGTATGGTTCATCCCACCACTGTGCATCCTGATCAATCATGCAATGAGCAGGAAGTCCAAATATTTCTTTGAACTTACGAGCATTGGTTATGATAGGATGCTCTTTGCTCCACTGTTCAGTTTTTTCCATCATGTTGATTATTTGTTTTTCGGACATTTCATTGCAGAATCCTGCACATTGGTCCATTCCCAATGGGCATCCGCGACAGCTCTTGTACATTGTACACATCCGGCTGTACTCTTTCAAAAATTCAAGTGCCTCCATGCTCGTCCTCCTTTTCTTTGTAATGAGAGCAGTATTTGGGTGTGATATAAAACCACTTCCAAAGCTCTCCGCATCTACGTTTACCACTCCAGTCTTTAAAGGTCATATATTTGCATCTATCGCACATGGAGTCACCTTTTATTAATTTGGGAATGACGCATAAAACGTATGCAAGCAAAGCACTGAAAAGCCCTACGGCTATTCCGATGTAGTATTCAATTGGCATTTTCTTCTACCTCCTCTTTCAGCCATTTAAGCAAATGTAGGTCTAAAATTATTGCTATAATAGCGTATGATACTCTTAAGCATCCCCCCGTGAACGATAATAGGCCACCTATCACAGATGGTTTCATGTTTCTGCCTCCGCTTCGATGATGGTTGGTGCTTCCTCTAATGAATGCCATACTTCTTTGTTACAGAAGTCTTGATCATCACTCATATTCCATCTTCTTTGTAGATCATCACTTAGGTTCTTCTTGTCTATCAAATCCCCATGCGGTGGAACTTCAACGAGAGGGCACCAGTCTGGACGCCGTGATATAATATTTTCATCTTGCGGTTGTCTACCGACAGCTTGACAATAAAAGTATTCATCATTTATGCATACGCATTCTTGGCAGTTATTCGGCATTTCCATGCCATTGATTAGCAAAGACACTACGCATTCTCCTTTCCGTATGTCCTAACAGGCGTGTTTGCAATACGTTCGATGCTCCACCCTCTACAATATCTGCTCGTAATAGTGCTATAGCAAATGCCAAGCGCATCTGCCCATTGAGCAAGCGTTTTCGTTTCACCGTTGTAAGTCAAAATCACATTAACCCGCCTATTGTTCATCTGCACTTTACGATTAGCCCAACGGCAATTACTCGGTTCATAGTTTCCGTTTACATCTATACGATCAATTGTGCATTTCTCTCTGTTGTCACCGTCAACATAGCCAGTTGCGAAAGCCCACTCTCTAAACGTGGGGAAGTCTTTCCACTCTTCGCAAACGGTTATGCCTCGACCCCCATAGTCCTTGAATTGCTTGTGGTTTGGGTTGCGACATCTCGACAGCATATCGCTCCAAACAGTATACAGATGCCTGTTGTTTATCCAGCCTCCGTGCTTATATCCGCTCATTTCTTATCTCCTTGCTTACACCGTTCGTTTAACTGCATCACCAAAGCAGGAACTTCAATATGCGCCATGTGTTCGCCGCCAACGGCATAGGCAATTTCCGCGCAGTTGTTAACGATGCACTTTACAAAATCTTCCCATTCCTCGTCCCGCCAGTGAACGGCAGTGTAATAGATTGCCGCAAGCTGTTTGGCAATTTCGACTTGCTTCTTTCTGGTGATTATCGTCATGTCTTGCCCTCCTTTGCCGCCTCGACCATAGCGAGAAAAATCTTTGTTTCTTCAAGATTGCCAATCGGTATTCCATCATTAAGCATGTCATACATCTTCACAAAATCGTCACCATATTTCTCTCGACAGACTTCCCTCAGATTTTTCTTGCGGAAAAATCTTTTGAAAAACTCTTGAGGTTTATACCATGTTCCCATGCTCATTCCTCCTTCGGCGGTTTTGTACGATTGCCCAGAGCTGTTTCCGCTCCGTACTTGTTCCAATGGTCAACAACTTTCTTCAGCCTCTCGGCCATTTCGTCGTTGATAATAAACGGCTCTCCAACAAGGATGAGCTTAGACGAGCCAGACATCATTTCAGTATTCGATTCAAGTTCTCCTGCATCGAGAGGGTAAAATCCGTTAGAGTAGACACTCGTTCTCTTTTTCCCAATACGAACAGCCTTAATCTCTGCCTCAATGAGCTTAAATTCTTTCGTTCCGTCTGGACGATCTTGGTGGCGTATATAACCAACACGGTCTTTCGTAGTAATCATTCTGTTTCCTCCGTCGGTGGTTCTGGTAGCGCATCTGACTTCGGCATCCACCACTTTACTGTCTTAAGTGTTCGTTTCTTCCAATGCCATTGTCCATTTTCCTTAAACACACCTCGAAATGTTCCATAATCCCATGTACTTTTTCCGTCAGATACGCATACCACTTGGCCTTCCTCTGGCAACCGCTCTGTTACAGGAATCCACTCGCTCATGTTTCTGCTCTCCTGTTCCATGCATTAACAATATCCTCTGCTGTAGCGTTACAATCATCGAGAGTAAAAACGGTATCGCATTCTTCACAATAAATCACTATATCTCGGAAATAACTGTACGCTTTGTCGAGATGCGCGTACCCGCCGCAGAA